GTGGTTTTTGCCCCCAGTGACAGTGACCACGCCTGGTGCACCGTCTGTCTCTGCACAACTCCGGTGCGCTTACGCCGGTGTCTGGCTTCCCAGTCTTGGGGTTTTTGTGCTCTTCACCGCACGCCGTAGCTTGGGCATGGTGGCCGCTCCCAGTGGTATCAATTGGGACGGACTTTGGTTTGTGTGGAAAATACACTGATGCTAGTTCACTCTTCGCACCAATATCTTTTCCACCGTGAAATTTGGCGGGGATAGAAACCCCGGCCTTCTGGCTTTCGGCCAACGGTTGATTCACAACCGTATTATCCACCAGGACGGCTCCTGATTTAAGCGTGGACTTTTCTACACTGTAGCCTTCGTACTGTGTGACCACCTTATCGGTGGTGCTTTTCTTCGGCGATCCCCCATAGCTTTCGGCTGGGGCCCTCGACGAGGGGCGGGTTTTTGTCGTGCTCTCCGCAGCACTCCTTTCGTCAAAAAATTGTGTCATTTTCTTAGAACCACGGGACTCATTAGTCCCCATCTGCGCGTCACGTGCGCCGCGCGGAGATGATAGTTCACGGTTGATTACAGGGGGGTCCGATAGGTAGCGAAAGCTTTGCCGGTACGGGGGTCTGATTTTGGGCGTGACGTTTCATTCCGCGGTCGGAGGGTGGTGTGTGTAGAGGCGCCATTTTACGCCTGGACACACACATTTGAGCACGAAGGAACTCAAATTACGGGCCTTTCACCCGTTGGTTGATACAAATCTGTAAATTCTTGCTAGATAATACTAAAAACATCAGCGTCGATGGTCGCTGGGCACAAAGTGCTGCCTGTGGTTGGCCACATCAAGGTTGTCATCCTTAATGTGTTATTTCGTGGTGGTAAAGTGGAGTAGTGATAGTGAGCGCACAGTGAAGAGTGATAATGGTGTGCTAGTCAGTAAACTGACTTCATCGGTGGACGCGTGGAGTTGGCAACGGGGATGGTTCGTTCACATAAGTGAAGCGTTCCGGGGTGGCTACAGCATCATCGTTGGGGACGTTGATTCTTAGTCTAGTTGCGATCTCTTGAGCGAGTGAGGGTCGTTCTTCGCCGACAACAGTCCCGAAGCGCTGAACCATGGGTTTATACAACATGATGTCGTAAGTAACCCACAATTCACCGCAGAGGTAGTTGCCGGTAGGACCTCCCTGGGTGCACACGGTGGTGATACCCAGGTAGTTGAGGCGAAAATCACGGTCAGTGAGAGCCTCGTTAACACCGGTGTAAAGTGGAATGTTTGGTGTTTGTTCCGGGTCGCACTCAATAGGATGGAGCATGCTCTCTGACGGCTTACAAGATGTGGCGAAGAGAGCGTTGTTTGCTTGTGTTTTGTTGGCTGGTGGGTAGTCAAAAACATCGTACTGAGTGAGGAGTGTGATAGAACCCATGGCTGGATTTCCGGTTCCGCTGAGGGCGTTAGCAGCCAGGCTGCGGAAACCGAAAGAGATGCCAAGAAACTTGAACTGTTCGAAGTTCTTGGCAACGGTGGAAAGCCACGGGAAGGTCGTCTCGTCCGTAGGGTTGAGAGGAAACACGACTCTTTCGAAATCGGGTGTCATTTGAATGTCTGTGATGTACTCGCGCTTGGAGATACGACAGCAGCCATTTTCTGTATGCATCATCGGAATCTGGGCAGCTTCTGGTGTCTGGAGACCGAGAGTGCTGTTGTTGGTGATTGCGTAGCCAACAGGTGCAGTCTCGTAGTCACCCCAGCCGAAGAGGTTGCCGAGGACGTCACCGGCAGCAGCACCCAGCAGCCCACCGGAGGGGCCGCCGAAGGCGCTGCCGGCAAGGCCACCAATAGAAGCGAGCATGCCCTTGTGCTTGCGCGCTTTGTTGG